TTTGTATCCAAATATAGAATTACCCACGTGGTCAATTGCGCATTTGCCGACGATTGTCCAGAGTGGTGGAGGCAGAGGCATTCGGGGCAGTATGCAGAGCTTCATGCGATCGATTCCATGGCTGTGCGGATTCTGGACTGGTATCCGGAGTTTGAGAATTGGATGAAGCTGTTTCTGCGGTCAACAAATGGAACGGTGTTTGTCCATTGTAAAGCGGGTATTAATCGGTCGGCTTTTCTGGTCATGGCGTTCGTGTGTAAGAACTCTGGAATCGACTTCCGGACGCTCTTGTCCGCGGTTCGTAAACAGCGACCCATCGTCTGCGAGAATTCTGCTTTCATGAAACAAGTGGAAGACGAACTATATGGACGTGTTCAGAGTGAGGAAAACACGGGAAACGGAATCAACGTCAATGGGAACGCTTGATTCCGTCCATAGAGATATCGTAGGCGGATTACGTGATGCGAAGACACATGACGCTGAACTTCGGGAGGAGGCAGATCAGCTCCGGACTCGTATTGATGCGCTGAAGGCTTCAAACGAGATTGCGGATGTTGTGATGTGCACTACATGGGAAACGCGGGTTCGTGAAATTGAACGTGAGCTGAGTCGAGCAAATCCTATGGAAGACTACTACATGAAAAACATGGACATCCTGATGGATTATTACAAACGTCCGGATGCCGTCGCTCAGCCGACACAGACTCCCAAGGATGCGTCGACGTTTATGAAGTTTTTCACAGCATCATGCTCTCCTGATCAGGGCACGTCAAAGAAGCAGATCTTTGATGCGTATGTGACTCGTATGAAGCTCACGAATACACCGGAGGTTGTCCAGCAGATGACGGAGCATTGTATTGGTTGTAATGTGGCTCGCGAGGAGATTAGCTCTGAAGGTATTCTGGTCTGCCCGAAATGCGGGTCAGAGGAATATTCTTTGGTGGTGTCGGACTTTCCGTCGTTTCGCGATCCACCGAAGGAGCGCAATAACTATGCGTATAAGAAGATCAACCATCTCAATGAGATTCTCAACCAGTTTCAAGCCAAGGAGTCCACGATGATTCCGGAGGAGGTGATGAATGAGGTGGTGCTGGAGATCCGTAAGCGTCGCATCAACAATATTGCTGATCTGACGGAGAAGGAGATTCGTGAGATTCTGAAGAAGCTGGGGCGGTCGAAGTACTACGAGCATGCGGCTCATATTCTAAGCAGACTGAACGGCAACCCGCCACCCACCATCACGCCCGAGATCGAGGAGAAGATTCGGGCCATGTTCCAGGAGATTCAGGCGCCGTTTCTGCTGTACTGCCCGAACGACCGCACGAACTTTCTGTCGTACTCGTATATCTTATATAAATTTATGGAACTGCTTGACATGGATGAATACCTACCCTATTTCCCGCTCTTGAAGTCACGAGACCGCTTGATCGCCCATGATCAGATTTGGGAAAAGATATGTCTCTACCTTCACTGGCAGTTTATTCGGAGCGTTTAATAAACGATGGCTAGCCCGACGAAAGACGATGGATACTGCTGGCAGTTTGAAGGCATGAAGGGTCAGCCACCACTCAAACCTCCGCAATATCTCGGCAGGTGTGTAGGTTTCAGGCTGATTGGTAATCCCAACGACCCTGACCCCGAGTGGACGTTCGAGAGGAACAAGAAGATAAGCGGACTGGGACTTATATTTGGAGTGACTGAATGCGTTTTTTCAGAACCCGACAAAGAAGAAAAACAACGACGTGCAAAGGAGGCTGATGATGCAGCTTTTGCGGCGAAATTGGGACAGGGTCGCCGTCGTCGTAAGACCAAAAAGTCCAAACGCCGCTCTCGGAAAACTCGTCGTAGCCGTAAGTAATGGCGTGCGTGGTCGAGGGGCCGCTTATACCCGGCACACACGACGATCGAATCAGAGAACTAACCGCCCTAGCGACAGCACAACAGGAGGATCTATCTCCCGAATACCCGGATGGAGAACCTGCGAAAAATACGCGGAGTAAACTGCAGATACATCCGTTTGATACGATGATTACTCCGTGGAAGTCTCAGTTTGGGAACGAAGCGAACTTGCATTTTGTTGCACATGCCGGTGTCACAATCTGTGGTTGGTTAGCCGCACAAACAAAGGAGATGTACAGCCGGAAATATATATACCTATCTGAAATCAGCACTCGTCGAATCAAGGATAAGCTCTACGGTGGAGTGGGTACACGACTACATGACGCACTCGTGAAATATGCGATAGATAATGGCTACGACTTCATCTACCTATATCCCGTGAATAAACATGTTGCGAACGTATACGTAAGATGGGGATACACACCGCAGTCAGAGGTTCTTCGTCATCAGTTTTATGTGCTTCCCGGAAAAGAAGGTCCGACTGCTGCTATGATAAATTCTCTCCTCCCCCGTCGTCAAGATGTGGATGTTATACAAAGAGTACGGGAGGTACTCAAAGCTGAGTTCGACAAATACCGGCGGACTGTATTAGCCAATAAAGATAACGTCGCCGACGTCGAAGTACTACTGAACCAATTTGAGCAGGAGAATGCCGACGCCGAGCTTCCTGAACGCGCGCGTAGACAAGAACAGCTCGAGGAAATTGCGGCTGCCGACACAGAACGTTTGAAAAATCAACGAGATGAAATGAAGAGGCTTCTAGAATCCATGCCAAAGCCGAAAGGTGGCGGCAAAACCGCCCGGAACACGCACCGTCTGCGGTTCTTTCGCAAACACCGCCTTTCAGTTCGCGGATACTCGCTGGGGGAGTTGTCCAAGATCTCGAAGGTCCCGCAGCCCATTCTTCGCCAGGTCTACGATCGTGGTATCGGTGCCTATAAAACCAACCCCACCTCCGTGCGGATGAAGGGCACGTTCCGAAAGGGCGTGAAGGCTCCGTATTCCAAGAAGCTGAGCAAGGAGCAGTGGGCTATGGCGCGGGTCTATTCGTTCCTCGATGGAAATCCGAAGCACGACACAGACCTGCGGCGGAAAACTCGTCGCCGTCATAAGTAAATGACAGACGAGTCCGAGTTAACGAAGAAGATATCGAACGACACGATCGAGACGTATTACTACGTGATCTTCTGGGTGGTGGCAGTCTCGGCCGGTCTCGTGGTGCTCTTTGAGCTGTACATCATGACCGTGTCGCCGAAGCGTGGATTCTACATGTTCCTGCGTTCAGCCCCTGCGTTGACTCTGGGCGTGGTGAATGCACTGTTCCTGTATATCATCTCGGCACGTGCGTTGAAGTAATCTCGGGTATGAACAATGGCCGAACTGACACTGCCGGACCGCGTATCTCGTTTGGAAGAAATCCTTGCTGGACAGATCGACGACTACAAAGAGGGCTGGGTTACGATAGCACAAGAAGGAGAGGAAATTACCCTTCCACCAGGCACATCTGTTCGATACGGAGTAGCTGGTCATTGGTTAGAGAAGACATTTGGAACCCAAGAAGGACAGATACATTCAACGTCGGATCTATTCAAGACAGATCCTGCTCCCAATAGGAGGAAGTATGTCCAGAAAAAGATTACACAGCGGCCCCTCCCCGTACAAAGTGGGTTAAGTGCGGCTAAGTACCTTCGAACCCGTGAGGTTGCAGGTCGTCGCCGGACCGCCAAGACCATCCGCATGAAAAAAGGCGAGTATCTTCGCGAGCACCACCATCTGTTCCGGGTGCTGCGGAACCCTACGCGGCGTGCATTGAACGCTGAACTGCGGGCTCAGAAACGGGAACTGAAGGAGAGAGGGTTAAAGGGATAAATTCATTACTAACTAATGCACTGGGTCTACGTCCTCTTATCTGACGACGGCGATATCTACGTAGGCGAAACAAGGCGTCTTTTTCGGCGTTGGAACGAACACCAAACAGGACGCGGTGGAGCGAACACATCGAAAGGAGAATACAACACGGTGATTGGACTTTACAGTGTCGCCGCCAACCGTTCCTTTCAGCGATATCTCAGAGACAGGGCGGTCTGGAGATGCGAACGCTACTGGGATGACGATGTTGGAAAGGAAGAGGCACTCGAAATCGAAAATCTGATTACCGAGCGATACATTGTCGACCGCGGAATCGCCGACCAGGACGTGAGGGGTGGACGGTATACGACCGAGAACAAATGCGAGAATTTCTGCTTCGGAGAGAGACTGACTACATACGAGCGCGATAGACCGTTGTGCAAGTGCGGATATCCGTGCGAAGTGAAGATGAAGAAAGATACTACCAAGATATACTTCGTATGCCCCGTCCCAGAATGGGTTGACGGTTTTACAACGCCGGATAAGTGCAACTTCTGGCAGGAGTATCTTCCATATCGTCTGCAGAAAGAGGAAAATAGTTTGAGGAAGCCCACTGCTGCCGAAGCGTTCGCAGACTGTGATGATTAAACCAACTCCTTCGCATTCAGCCGCCTCTCCCATGCGAACAGCCAGCAGCCAGACTTTGTGCACTTCTCGATTACACTCTCCTTCAGCTTCTTGCGGTCACGGGTCGCCATCTCGGTGTTCAGTGCCTCCAAGCGCCTCATCATCTCAGCGACGGAGATCTTATTTTCCTTTGTGATCCGAGCAAAGTCGTCGAGTAGAGAATTCTGCTCAAAGGCTGGGCGATGAGAATTTGGACTTGTCGACTTCAGTAGAGCATACTTCTTACAGAATGC